AGTAATTAGACTCACTAGATTATTGCGTAGATTTTCTTCTAGGGTCAGTTCAAGGCCGTCTTCGCCTTCAACGTCTCCGAAGTAAATATTATTCGCTGTTAAAGTATTCTCTGCCATTAGTATCCAAACTCCGAATCAACGGGTGTATATGCCTGTTCCATTCTTAGATTCCTAAACTGACTAAAGATGTCATTGACTTTAGGTCTTGACATAATTAAGTAGCGTAGCGCATCATAAGCGTGGTCAGGTGCATTTGTATTAACATCTTCTGGGTTAGATTTATCCAGAGGAAGACTTTGAAGTTCACGTATCAAGTTAGGACAGCTATTAAATATCTGTATCTTAGGTCTGCCACTTGGTTGCACTCTCAAGTATTCGTGGATTTGTATTTTACCCTGTATTCTGTTTTTATCTGCTCTACGCAGCTTATGCCCTGCTCGTTGAAGTGTCTCTCCAACTGTAGGGCCTGTAGTACCTGTTCTGTTCCATGCCGCTGTATCAAGTACTCCCGGCACAGAGTAAGGGTCTGTTAGCTCCATGTTAGTAATCATCTGAGCTAAATCAACACCTGTCAGTCCTTTACGGTATAACTCTCTATATATAATCAGTGTGCCATCAGAGGGATCAACAGTACCCCAAACACAAGCACTTTCAGAAGCGTAGCCATAGTCAATTCCTTTTACCCTTTCCCAACCTACTGGGATTTCAAAAGGTGTTATAACGTGCTCCATTACATCAAACTCTGTGAAGGCAGCACCTTCTGTAACATCCCAGTTGCCTTCTAGAAGCTGCTTACGCTGTACCGCTGGTAGAGCTTTAAGCATTTGCTCATACCTACCATCTGTAGACAGGTATGGGTTATCTTCTAAGCGGGCTGGTATGAAACGTCGTGTCAAACCATCATGGCCTGTAAAGCTCTCATTAGGCTCTGATGGGTTCACATAACGCTTCTTTACCCATGTCGCACCAGCACCACCGGGGTTAGCTGTACAACGCATGTACGGCGTAATCTCAGGGTCTGTAGTACGCAGTCTTGATGCTAGGTAGTTCCAAGAAAACTCTGTTGATAAGTGAGTAATCTCATCAAAACCAATCCAACTATAAGCTTGTCCCTGATAGCGGTACACATCCGCATCTCTTTCAAGGAAGCCAAACTCTAGTTTAGCACCACTAGGGAATGTCCAGATCTTTTCAACTTCTCTGAACTTACATCCCGGAAAAGCCTTAGGGTATAACTCCCTAGACTTATCTATAAGCTCCCTCAGTTCAGGCATGGAGCGTCTTAATATCAACGCCCTGTGAGCAGCCCTGTGAGCGAATCTGAGGGGATCTACGAGCATAGCATAGGACTTACCACCCCCTGCTGCGCCACCATACAATACGTCTGTCTCTGGAGCCGCTAGGAAGTCTGTCTGCGGCCCATCATTAGGTTTAAAGATAATCTTTTCATCTACTATCTCCTTTGTACTAGGAGCCAATAGATCAAGTTCATCTTCTGTTAAAATCTTTCCTTCAGTTGTAGAGGCATCTAAAGCCTCATCTAACTTAGATTGTACCTTTGTCTGCTGGTTTAGTGTAGCCTTAGCAGACTTCAACTTCTTGTCAAGGACTTCTATACGACGCTGCTTGTCCTTTACAGACCTTCTAGCAGCCATCTTAGCCTTTTCTTTCTTACTGTAACGGTATCTAGGAGATTCTCCTCTATCCTCTCTTTCCTGCTTTACATGGTTAGAGAGAGTCTGTACCGATACCTTGTAGCCCTTAGACTCTATAAACAATCTACCTTCACGGATAGATTTATACTTACCATCAACAATACCTTCTACAACCTCTTTGAGAACTTTGTAGACTTTATCATTGCGTACAAATAGCTTACTCTCTGGATCTGCATCGTATGCAAATGGAGCAACACCCTGTGTACGGGGCTTAGTCTTGGGTAACTTCATACTCACCTTCTACAACAGTCTTAGCAGGAAGTATGAATAAAGCGCCACCCTCTGACTCAACATTAACCTCTAGTCTATCTTGCTTTCCTAAACCAGTGCGATCCAATATCGTTTGAGCAGCTTGTAGCTTTACATTAGCTTGAGGCATAGGATCATCTGAATCTAATACCTGTACAAGCTTCATAGCTGCCTTGGGTGCAGATTGAGCAAGTATATGAGAGGCCAGTTCTATTATTTCATTTTTAAGTGATTTAACTACTTGAGAATAGCTACCTTCGGCATAACCCGCTAACTCCGCTGCGTATTTTGGATCACCTCCTGTTTGGATTAGACAGTCCAAGAACTTCTGTTGCTTTTCTGTTAGCTCACGTTCTTTGGTTGTTTGAGGTAAATAAGCATTCATAACAAGACAGTATAGTGTTGTATTGAGGTTTTGTCAAGTCTTTTTTAAAAAAATAATAAAAAACTTGACAGATTGAGAATCTGACACTATACTATAGTAACAGCCGCCGAGGGTGTAAGTATGTATTATATAGATCTCAATATATGTACTTTAAAGCTTTAAAAGGGAGCCGCAGTATGTGAAGATACTGGCAAGGTTAGACAACTTGAAAAGCTTTCAAAATGTTTATGAATGTGTATATATAGGGGGAGGGGGCTACGGGCACCTGCCCGCCCATGCACGCACACGCGATACGCGCACAACGCACAACGCGCATAAAGGCTTCACCATACTCACAAGCCTTCACAAACCTTTGAAGCTTTCACGCGCAAAAGCCTAACAATTGTTAGATATTCCTTAAAGTACTTAAAAGCCTTCCAAGTATTCCAAAGCTTTGACAATCTTCCAGCGCGTTTAAAAAGCTTTAAAAGGTTAACCTTTATAACTTTAAAGCATAAGCCTTTCAAAGCCTTACAAGCTTTTGCCATCCTTCCCAATCCTTCACCAATCCACACTTTTTTTTCCTATAATAGGTACAGCCTTTCACATACTGTATAGATGTACAGTACCTATTCCTTCCCGTGTTAACTTCATGCCTTGCAAGCTTTTATTGAAAATACTTCAAAAATACTTACAAGCTTTTCCCTAGTCTTTTCAATGACTTACAATCATTCCTAATACGAATACAACCTATTCCAAATTATCCTTTTAAAAACCATGCCCCCTAAACTAAATTCCTCCCATCGCCAAGGCAACAACGCCAACGGCACTAGTGAGGGATCACAACATGTTAGATAAAAAAGAAGTACGTAGCATCGCAACCGCAATTACTACGCTAGATAAAAAGAGCGCGACAATAGCAGCGCGAGTGTTTGAGGTTCTAAAGCCTGCCATCAATAGCGGCGACATGCCAACATGGAAACAGGCAACAAAAGAATTCGCGGAAGCTTTAGGCTTTAAAAGCCTTAACAAGTACACGGAAGAAAAAGGCGGAAGCTTAGCCCAGCGTGTTAGTGAGTTTACATGGGCAGTCGAAGGTGTAGGCTTTGACCTTGAAAGCTTCGACGATTACCTAGCAGCCAAGGCTGCAATGCTGGAAGCCCAGAAAGCAGCCAAGGCGGAAGAAAAGGAAAAGGCGGAAATGGCGGAAGCTTTGGAAGCCTTACAGGGGCAACCGATTGATGAATTGTTAGAAATTCTCAACATGATAAAGACGGACATTGCAACACGTGGGGCGGATGAACAAAGAAGCTTCGCCCAGTATGTCCGAGCATACAAAGGGTAAGGAATCCCTCCCGACCTAGGCACGTCGCTAAACTGCCTACGCTAGGCGCTACCTAGCAGCACTTAATCGAGTGTTGCTAAGTGTTGCCAAGGCACACCACAAGCTTGCCAAGATAGCGGACGGATACTCTGCTGCCCGGTGTAAGTGTTAGAAAAAACCTAACAATTGTTAGAAAATTTTGAGGATAAAAATGTTCAATACAGCAATGATGGTTATGTCCGCAATTATCACATCTATAGTCTGCCTATGGTCGGGCATATGGTTAACGTGGGCCTACTACGCTACCGATATGGCAGTGCATGACATGTTTTTTATTGTCGGCCCAATGTTAGTGCTTGTTGGCTTTGCGTCACCATTTGCGATCATCGAAGAATTAAAGTAAAAAACCTAACAAATGTTAGAAAATTTTGAGGGATAAAAAATGACATTGGCTAAAAAGTTTTGGGAATGGGAGCACGGTGAGCGCATACGCTGGAAGTATGATGATCATGGCGCTCTAGTCCGACAGTTTGATGCGGGTGCAGATGTAACAATTTTTACTCGACCACCATACGAAGTGTATGACGAACACACATACGTGACGTTCAGTGACGGATCGAAGACCAATTTTAATTATAAAGGTGAGGAGGGCTGGTGAAATTACTAGACACAACAGGCGGGAACGCCAAGCTAAAAAAGAGCGACAAGAGCAGCCAAGAGTACCGGCTCGCAGGTTTATCACTCATGCCGGATGACATACTCTGTCCCTATCGGAACGTGGCAGGCTGCGCTAAGTCTTGCCTTGAGTCGGCAGGCATGGGCGTATTCTCAAACGTCAAGGCTGGCAGGCAACGCAAGTCTGATTGGTGGCATAGTGATCGGGCTGGTTTCTTGGATCAGTTACGCAAAGAGCTTGGCAACTTCGACAAGCTTTGCAAGCGTCAGGGTGTCAAGGCAGCGGTGCGTCTCAATGTACTGTCAGACATACCGTGGGAGAAGCATGGGATACCGCAGGAGTTTCCCGATATTTTCTTCTATGACTATACGAAGAATGCGTCAAGGCTGGGCAAGACTCCGTCTAACTATGAGTTGATGTTTTCGTACAGTAACGAGCCGGACTATCAGAAGCACGTTGCTAAGGCTTGGAATACCGACGCGCCTATATCGGTGGTGTTCCGTGGCGGCATGCCCGAGCATTACAAGGGACGCAGGGTGATTGATGGCGATGCCTCAGACCTTGTGAACGTCAAGGCCGGTAAGGTCGTTGTCGGGTTGGTAGCCAAGGGCAAGGCCAAGAAAGATGAGGGTAACTTTGTTGTTGATAATGTGATTGCGGTAGGGTAAAACCTAACAAATGTTAGAAACTTGGAGGATGTATGAAAGTACTTATAGCGTGTGAGTCTAGCGGTACAGTCCGCGAAGCTTTTAGAAAGCTTGGGCATGAGGTTTGGTCTAATGATCTACTGCCTGCCGATGATGGTAGTGAGTATCACTTGCAGATGGACTGTGAGGAGGCGATAGGTTGGGATGATTGGGATTTGATTATCATGCACCCACCCTGTACAGCCTTGGCGGTCAGCGGCAACTCTACCTATGCGAAGGGAATGCCTAAGCATGACGAGCGTTTGCGGTCGATTGAGTGGACTACAAAGCTTTATCAGTTGGCTATTATTGCCTGCGATAAAGTGTGTATGGAGAATCCTGTCGGGGTGTTACCGTTCAAGCCTACGCAGTATGTACAGCCTTGGATGTTCGGTCATCCTGAGTCTAAAAAGACCGGCTTGTGGCTTCATGGTTTGCCCAAGCTGGGCGAAACTAACAACGTAAAAGAGGAGTTTGATGGACTACCAAAACGGGAACAGCAACGGCTGCACTACCTGCCACCGTCAGCGGACAGGTGGAAGATACGCAGCAAAACTTTTCAAGGTCTGGCCGATGCTATGGCCGAGCAGTGGGGTTGATATGAAAAAGTTTAAGGTTGAGATTCAGACAACAGTTACGAACACTTACTATGTTGTTGCAAAGGATTGGGAAGAGGCAGAAGATATTGCCTACAGTGGTAATCTACCACCAGCACACAGCAAGGAATATGAAGGGCCTATAGACAGTGAGGAGGTAGAGGACTATGGATTTGTATGACGATAAGTTTTGGGATTGGTTGGATGAGTGCCCTGTTGAGCATAACGCAACGCTACACATGGTTGATATGTACGGTCAGCGCCTAGCGGGGGTTACCTTTTTTAAGGAGGATGAAGATGAAGATTTATAAAAGCTTTGGGCTTACTGAGGACGAGTTTAGGCAGCATAGATATGCGCTCAATACTTCTCATACTATTACTGTCAAGGAACCGCATCAGTGCCGTATCCTTTACTTTGATGGTGACGATGGGGTTGCAGTCTTTACCAAGCCTGCTGAGATATTTGATAAACAAGGGTTCAGTATGCAGTTATATGGGTGTCTTTACTGTGATGTATCTACGGTGAATATGCTTGAGATAGTGCATACTTTAGATGCTTTTGAAGTGGAGGATGAAGATGAGAACGCCTAAGTATGTGTTCACCCGTATACCTAATGATGAGGCCGGGCGTGAGCTAGTTGAGCAGATGCGTAAGTACCTGAACAGGGATAGGTATAGCCTGCGGGTTCGGGGTCAGGGTCTTATTGACGGTGAGAATTGGAGGCGTTACGGTTACGGTCAGCCCTTGGATAAGTCCAAGTACATCAGAATCTATGTAGAGGAGAAAGCTAATGAGCAATAGAACGAAGTTCGGTAAGACAAGGGCCGTATCAGAACCCTACGCTACTTTCAAAAACCCGCAGGGTTGGGAGTGGCGTGTACTCAAGACGTATCAGAGCGTTAAGAAGGAGCGTGACAATCAGTATGCACGATGGTTTGTTGCAGCTAAGTCACCTCTTACGTATGATAGCTGGGAGTATGGTGATACATATGTAAGAGAAGTTGAGAACTACGGTCACTTAACTTCAGCAACTAGTGAATGGTTAGAGGAGTATTTGAATGAACTTTCATGATGTGAAAAGTATAGATGTTAAACGTGACATCAAGCGTGGTTGGACTACAATCAGGGTCACTCGGCACGAGCGGCTGAGTATGGATCTTGATACGGAGTTAGATATTGCTAAGGCTTTTGGTATCAACAGGTGGGACATGGCTGATCTTGTTCGACGTATCAATAAGAACGGTACGGTAACTGATGAGATAACCTTGTTTCATGTTGACGATGAAGACATAACTATAAATATGGAGACAACAAATGAGTAATGAGACATGCTGGGTTGAGGCGCACAAGTCTCACCCTAATGCCCCTTGGAATCAGCCCGATGCTGATGACCTCACCTTTGACTTTGAGGTGACGATACGGTTGGTGGTTAGGGCAGTAGATAGACACGATGCGGTGAATATAGCTGAGTCGCTAATAAAGCCGTCAGCAGAACTGCTTGACGTAGAAAGCATGCAAGTAATGGAGATTTGATATGATATACCGACTGCGTAAGTTTAAGACACGCTATGGCGTACATTCCGGGCGGTGCTATACAGGCATCCACTTCGGCAAACGCTCGTGGTACATACCTCATCATGGCAGAGGTCATCTGTTTAAGGTTGAGGATACGGACGGAAGGACTATGGTGTCCCGTCTCATAACAAGGAAATAACTCTCCGGCACCTGAGCATGTGTGTAAACTGCTCACCTTTTAATTTGGAGAATGAAATGGATAGTATAGATTTATTTATTGAGCACTTTGTTATTCACTCTGAGAGTCGTGAGGCTTTGGTACTGAACGTTGGTAGTTCAGAGAAGTTTGAGAATCACTTACGGAATCTTGTATCGCATGAGATTCGTGACGCTTTATCAAAAGAGATCGATGCTTTTGAGGAAAAGATCATAAAGTCTAATGGTGTTAGGAAACAGCGACTCATTGATGGCTCTAACGCCCTGAGAGGTCTTAGAAGTGATCTTGTATGGGCAAAGATTAGAGAGAAGGTGTCAGCATGAGTGACTTGTTTTACAAGGCTGTCAAGGCCCAGAAAAATCTTGATAGGGTATACCCCGATAGGTACTGGCCTGTCGGGGCTGAGTCCCCGCCTAAGCCGCACATCATAAAGGTTACTAAGATGTATGCACAGGGCGTAAGGCCGCGTGACATCGTCAAGCAGCTTGGTATGAGTAAGCCTATGGTGATCAGTATTATAAAGCGTTCACGTTTCCACCAAGATACCAAGTACCGTGCAAAACATAATTGATATGTGTAATCACATCCTTGGGTTTAGTGAGTGTTACTTTGAGACAGGCATCGTAACACCTGTTGTACGTGAGGATGCCCTAAGGCTGTGTCAGAAACATGGTGATGACTTCTGTATCAGGTTCGTTGCTGTGTACCTTGAGGTTCAGAATCAAGAATATCAAAAATTCTCATGACACCGTTCAGGTTATCCTGTACAATACCTTCAAGGTTTAAAGGAGATATATAAAATGAGTTCTACAGATACTAGAATGGAGTTTTGTTCGGATGTAGATGATTGGTGGTGTCAGTTGTTTGCAATGAGGTTGGGTGCTCCGCTGCCTTCTGAAAGAATTAAGTTGAGGTTCATTGGTTTTGTTGAGGATCGGTGTACTGAGGTAGGGTCTTGGAGGATACGTGACGATGACCTAACAGAATTATTTTCTGAATTTCTAGATGAACTAGGAGGCTGGTAATGTTATTTGATATCACTACTGAGGAGTACAGGGCTTTCACTGCATCACATCTTATTGGATTGTTATATGAAAATAAGTCTGCGTACCACATAACCTACAACATGCACGGAAAAGACCGGCATTGTTTAGAAATAGAGGAGGGCATTGACGGATCTTTAGAAGAGCAAGTCTCTGATTTTTTTGTTGATAATGCATCTTAATGGTGCTAATTTATAATGACGCTAACAAAGGAGAAAACCTATGCGTATGATTGATGGTATCCCACAAGTGTTAACTGGCGAAGCCTATTATCCTCATGTGAAAGTGCCTGTCCCTAACTTCACGGGTGACCGTAACGGGTATGAGATTAACCTAGCGGTGTCTGATGAGGTTTATCAGCAGTTCATCTCTGCTGGTTTCAATGTCGGTATCAAGGCTGCTGGTCGGTCTAAGTATACCGAAGATCCTGTGATCCATTTCTATCAGTGGGAAGTGAACGGTAAGGGTGAGAAGAACCCTGTACCTAAGCTTGTTGATTCTGAAAAGAATGAGATTGATGTGCAGATTGGTAACGGATCTAAGGTAGCAGTGCAGTGGCGAGCAGCCGTGTACGGCCCTAACAAGCAGTACAAACGTGCCATCCTTGAGAACGTGCAGATCCTAGATCTCATTGAGTATGGTCAAGGTGCCGCTGAAACTGAACTAGCATTTTAGGGAACGCTATGTCTGAAGAAAGTAAAAATACTCTGACCTTTGAGGGTACTGAATATGCGGTTGAGGACTTGACACCGCGTGGTCAGATGATCGTGGGTCTTGTTGCTTCTGTCCGTGAGGAGTCTAGTGATCTACAGGTTAGATTGTCTATACTCCGGGCGGCAGAAATAACCTTCTCTAAGGAGTTGGAAGACATACTAAACGATGAAGTAGCCTAAACTAAGAGGGGCTTCGGCCCCTTCTTTTACGGAGGTTAAATGTCTTTTGTAGAAACACACAAAGACTGCCCAGTTTGTAATCACAGAAAATGCCTAGGCGTTAATGCCGATGGCAGCGCACATTGTTTTTCGTGCGGCACATACATTAGAAACTATACTGGAGAAGTTATGGAAGCAGCCCCAAGGCTTGTTAAAGATAATGTAACAATCAGAGAAGGAGAGTTTAACGCATTAAAAGAAAGAGCAATCTCACAGGCAACCGCAAAGAAGTATGGAGTCAGGTCTACACTAGGCCCTGACGGTAACTCCACCCGCCACTTCTACCCGTACTACAACGGTGCTGAAGAAGTAGCATACAAGACACGCATGGTTGATACCAAAGGCTTCACTGCCTCTGGCCCTATATCAGAGTGTGGCTTGTTTGGTCAGCAGACAGTGGGCGACAAGGGTGGTAAGTATATTACTATCACTGAGGGTGAGTGTGATGCGATGGCGGCTTACGAGTTGCTGGGATCTAAGTGGCCCGTGGTATCTGTTAAGAACGGAGCGCAGGGCGCAGAGAAAGATGTTAAATCTCAAATAGAATTCCTTGAGAAGTTTGACAACATCGTGATCTGCTTTGACGCTGACAAACCCGGACAGGAAGCAGCCAAGAAAGTAGCAAGGCTGCTGAAGCCTAACAAAGCTAAGATCATGGTGATGCCTGACGGTCACAAGGATGCCAATGACATGCTGCGTAAGAACCAGCACGGCTCCTACGTTAGTTCGTGGTGGAATGCAAAGACCTACACGCCTAGCGGTGTCTTGAATGTCAGTGAGAATAAAGATAAGTATCACAACAGACCCAAGAAGAAGTCCATTCCATATCCGTGGGACGGCTTAAATAAAAAGCTTGAGGGCTTGCGGCAGGGTGAGTTGGTGTTGGTTGCAGGCGGTACGGGTCTTGGTAAGACTGCGGTTACACGCGAACTAGAACACTGGCTCATCAAAGAGACTGATGACAACATAGGTATCGTTGCTCTGGAGGAGGATTGGACACGCACCGTGGACGGTATCCTTTCTATTGAGGCCAATGCTAAGTTGCACATTGACAGTGTACGTGAGACATATTCGACAGAAGAAGTTGATATTCTTTTTGATGATGTCTTCTTGGACAACGACAACAATGACAGGGTGTGGGTACACGCGCACTTTGGTTCCAATGATATCGACGGTATCTTTTCTAAGTTACGTTACATGATCGTTGGTTGTGAATGTAAGTGGGTTGTGATTGATCACCTACACATGATGGTATCTGCTACATTGGAAGGCGATGAACGCCGCTCCATTGACTCTATCATGACACGACTTCGCAGCCTTGCTGAAGAGACAGGCGCTGGTCTTATTCTTGTGTCGCATCTTCGCCGTATTGATGGTAATAAGGGACATGAGAAGGGCGCTGAGACAGATCTGAGCCACCTTAGAGGCAGTCAGTCCATCGCACAGTTGTCTGATTGTGTCATCACCCTTGAGCGCAACCAGCAGGCGGATGATCCGGTGGTAGCATCCACTACCCGTGTGCGTATCCTAAAGTCTAGGTACACAGGTGATGTGGGTATCGCTACCTACTTGCAATACGATAAGGATACTGGTAGGCTCAACGAAGTTGATGACTCAGACATTGACTTTAACCCTGATCAAGAAGATACACTGGCGTTTGAATGAAACTATTATTTGACATAGAGACTGACGGGCTTGAGTACACAAAGATATGGTGTCTTGTTGCTCAAGAAGTAAACACTGGTGAGGTCTGGAGCTACGGGCCTGACGAGATAGAAGAAGGAGTTTCATTATTAAATAAAGCAGAGCAGCTATCAGGACACAACATCATTGGGTTTGACATACCTGCTCTAGAAAAGCTTACGTCCTTTAAGCTTGGCAATCAGCAGATCATAGACACCTTAGTGCTATCTAGATTATTTAATCCTGTACGTGAAGCTGGTCACAG